GTACGGGAAACTCAAAGCAATATGGCATTTAGAGAAGGGCATAGAGAGTGGAATGAAAATCTTTTAGAAGATATTTAAAAGAAATATATAAATGACCGATATTGAACAGGCACTTGATGCTAAAATTGCACCTTGGACAGAGATAGAATTCAGATCTAAAACATTTTGGGTATTTAGAGATGCCTACCCTGTTACAGAAGGTCATTTATTATTTGTCCCAGTATTTCAAAATACAGAATGTTTGATGAGTTGCTACCAAGCAGCATACAAATGGGGATATAATGGCATTGATCTAGACAGATGGCAAGGATTTAATGTGGGCCAAAATGTAGGTCACAGTGCAGGACAAACTGTGATGTATCCACATGTTCATATGATTCCTCGTCGTAACGGGGATTGTGATGACCCGAGAGGCGGCGTTAGACATGTTATACCCAATAAAGGAAATTACTTAAAATGAAATCATTAGGCATAATTGGACTAGGATATGTAGGAAATGCAGTTAAGAATGTTTATAAAAGTAAACAGTATGACTTAGTATGTGTAGATATAGACAAAACAAAATCAACTCATAACTTTGATGATCTTTTTAGTACGGATGCTATTTTTATTTGTGTGCCCAGCCCAGCATCGGAAGATGGCTCTTGCGATGCATCTATTTTAATTAATACTTTAGATCAGCTTACTAATTACAATAAATTAATTATATCTAAAACCACTGCAACTCCAGATATATACGAAACTTTATCTAATAAATTTCCTAACCTTGTACACATTCCTGAGTTTCTTACTGCAAATAATAGCATTAATGACTATGCAGACGAGATAGACAACATTATTGGTGGCGATTTATTGCGTCAGGAATTTATAGTTCAAGCAATGGAACTAACTAGGTTAGGACAATTAAAATTAAGATCAAGTTACATTTCTAGCTGTAAAGAAGCAGCCTTTGTAAAATATGTAGAAAATTCTTTCCTTGCGACAAAAGTTGTGTTTATGAACGAAATGGCTCTTCTTGCAGAAAGATGTAATTTAAATTGGAATAATGTTGTTGGATTATTACAAAAAGACCCAAGAGTTGGACTAAGTCACTGCAAAGTTCCAGGACCAGATGGTTTATATGGATTCGGTGGTCATTGTTTTCCTAAAGATACAAGTGCTTGGTTACAATTTGCCAACAAGTTGGGAATAAAATTGACTTTGTTGGAACAAGCAGTTATAATAAATAAAGATCTACGAAAAGAATGAACATTATAGAATGGATCCTAAAGTGGTCCAGTAATTTTTTAATTTTATTGGGTGCTTTTGCTACAAGTTTTGACTATACACCACTTAATAAATATCTTTTCTTAACTGGCAGTATTACATGGACCTTGGTAGGTATTATGTGGCGACAACCTAGTTTATGGACAGGAAATGCTATTTTAAGCCTTGTATATGTAATAGGGTTTTTATACTAAATCATACATTAATTAATTTAAGGACAATAAATGAGTAAATTTCATTACACAGAAAAATTCTATTCCATTCAGGGAGAAGGCCGTTACATGGGAGTACCTAGTGTATTCCTTCGTATGTTTGGCTGCAATTTTAGATGCAAAAATTTTAATAGATATCAGGAACATATTCTTGGAGAGGAAATTACACACAATCCAGAAGTGGTTGAAATTATTCGTAATATAGACAATTATAATGATTTTAAAGACTTGCCATTAGTCAAAACAGGATGTGATAGTTATAGTTCAGTATATCCTGAATTTAAAAAATTTGTAATGAAAGATACTGCAGATCAATTAGCTAAAAGTATTGTGGATTTATTGCCGCAAAAAACATGGCAAGATGAGCATTTAGTAATTACTGGTGGAGAACCACTATTAGGATGGCAAAGAGCATATCCAGAGCTGTTAGAACATCCACTTATGCAAAGTTTACAAGAACTTACCTTTGAAACAAATGGCACTCAAGAGCTTACTGGAGAATTTTTTCACTATCTTATGGAAGATACATTAGTTAAAGAAATTACTTTTAGTGTAAGTCCTAAACTTAGTGTGAGTGGAGAAAAATGGTCTGATGCAATTAAACCTGATATAGTATGTGATTACAATCTATTGGGATATACTTATTTGAAATTTGTTGTAGCTGGAGAGCAAGATACTGAGGAAATTTTAGAAGCAGTGAATGCTTATCGTGATGCAGGATTTACTGGCCCAGTTTATCTTATGCCTGTAGGTGGCGTAGAAAGTGTTTATGAGTTATATAATAAAAATGTTGCACTATTGGCTATGAAACATGGCTTTAGATATAGTGATAGGCTGCAGGTTCCTCTCTTTAAGAATGCATGGTCGACTTAATTAAAAATATCCATACTAATAACTTATAAATACTTTTATGTTCAATTTATTTAAAAATCGAATTAAAAAAGATAAACCACAGGAACCAGATCCTGTACCTTCAACCCCCCCTAAACCTAAACGACAGCCTAAACAACCAAAACCTAAACCAACTGCTAAAGAACTAGCAACAAAAAAAGGACAACCATATATCAGTGTGCTAGCAATGGAACTAAGTCCAGATAATATTGGTATAGGTGCTTTTGAACTAGATTGGAACGAAATTTTCATAGCAAAACTATTAAATGCTGGATATAAAGGCACTAGTGAAGAAGAAATTGTCGACCAATGGTTTACTGATATTTGTAGAAATGTTGTTATGGAAACTTACGAACAGTATGAAGCTAATAGCCCAAGACCAGTTTCTGGAGTCCAGCGTAAAGATATTGGAGATGGTAGAACAGAAGTAAGTTGACTTATATAGTATAATATGCTACTATTATTGTACTATGAAATACATCATTATTGACACCGCAAATACTTTTTTTAGAGCACGACATTCATCTCACCGACAAAGTGACTTATGGACAAAACTAGGTTTTGCTGTTCATGTTACTTTAAGTAGTGTAAATAAAGCATGGCGTGAGCACAAAGCTGAACATGTAATTTTCTGCTTAGAGGGTAGAAGTTGGCGTAAAGATTTTTATGCCCAATATAAAGCCAACAGAGCAGTAGCTCGTGCTGCCTTAACTGAATCAGAACAAGAGGAAGATCAGATGTTTTGGCAAACATTTGACGACCTTAAAAAGTTTTTAACAGACAGTTCCAATTGTACAGTATTACAACATCCTCAACTAGAAGCAGATGATTTAATTGCAGGTTGGATTCAATCACATCCAACAGACCAGCATATTATTATCAGTAGTGACAGTGACTTTCATCAATTGTTAAACAACAATGTAAAGCAATATAATGGTGTTGCAGACGAATTGTATACTATTGAGGGAATTTTCGATAGAAAAGGCAAGCTTGTAATTGATAAGAAAACTAAAGAGCCTAAAACTATTCCTGACCCAAAGTGGATTTTGTTTGAAAAATGTATGCGTGGTGATCCTACAGATAATGTTTTTAGTGCCTATCCTGGTGTAAGAACTAAAGGAACTAAAAATAAAGTAGGACTATTAGAAGCTTATAGTGACAGTGGCAAAAAAGGGTTTGCATGGAATAATATAATGCTGCAACGATGGACAGATCATAATGGTGTAGAGCATAGAGTATTAGATGACTATGAGCGTAATAGAACTCTTATTGATCTAACTGCTCAACCAGACGAAATAAAAGAAAAAATTATATCTTGTATTAAGGAAAATTCAAGAACAAAAAGTTTACCCATGGTGGGTGCAAAGTTTTTGAAATTTTGTGGTAAATACGATCTAGTTAAAATTTCAGAACAAGTAAGTGGATACAGTGAATTTCTAAGTGCAGGATATCCAGATGAAGTATAAAGTCAATAAAACAAGTTTAGTTACACTAAAACCCAATGATCCAGATTTTTTGTTAAAGGATCAATTCGTTGTTTCCCCCCGAGCAGGATTCGAAATAGATACCCGATGCCCTCATAGTTATAAGAGAGTCATTACGGAATGCCTACAAAATGGCTGGCTTAAGCCAGTAGCCACAGTGTATGATCATGAAATTACTTTTGCGAGACTAAAACATGAGTGAACAACTATTAGCTAAAACAATTCTAAAAAATAAATTTTGGATTGTAGAAGATTCTACTAACAATAAAGTTGCAACTATTCAAGCAGTTGAAGATGGTTCCTTTGTATTTGTAGATAAACAAAGCACAAGGCAAAAATATCCTAGTATTAAATTACTAACTGCACAACATAATATTTCATTTGATAAATCTAAGAAAACCCAACAAAGTAATGTAGAACTACACGATCTTTACGGTTTTCCTATTAGTCAAACTGCACATAATATATATTGGGATATTCAACATAAATTTGCAGTTTTTACAAAAAACAAAAAAAGTAAAAGTTTTTTCTGTGCCGGGTATTATGCAATTAAATTTAATCATGGTTGGGTTAAAGCCTATTGTCCAAAACTTATTACCTTGAATAGATATGAATTTATTGGCCCATTTAAAACAAAATTAGAAGCACTAGAACAAGCTAGATTTAAAAACAATCTTGAAGGGTTTAATAATGGAGAATAACATGCCCTTACACTTTACTATGTTTAATAGTAAGGTGCGACTAATGAATCAGTCTAATAGTAAGGACCTTGTGTTATCAGCTCAAGAGGCTAGAAATTTGCATGCGGATATTTTTGAACTATTGAATCAATATAATGCGTTGAATAAACACTTAAGAGCTGAACCTGCTGTTGATGTAATTACTCTTAATATGGATGGCGGTAAGTTTTAACTACGCAGTTTATGTATAAATAACATAGTGAGAACTTTCAATTATGAGTAGACCTAAACCACACATTCTTATTGAGTATGTAAATAAAACCAATTACAAAACCGAGCAGGTGCTGTTAAGTGAAGGCATTTGGGCCATTTTTTATCAAGATAAGCCAATCAATTTAAAGTCTGGTAATATGCTAATCAATTACCCAGGTCCCAAATATAAAAAGAGTAGTTTCAGTAATAAAGGCCATGCTATTAATCTTTGCAAAAAGTTAAATACATTATTTAAAACAGACCAATTTAGTGTGGTTTTGTTAAAGCATGGTGATAAAATCTTCCCCTAAAAAATATAGCCAAATACAACTAACAAAAATATTGGCAAAAGAGACACAAAATTTACAAGACTTTGCGTCCTTTTGGCAACTATTACGACAACAAATTTGGTATAATCCAACAGACGACAACAGCCTAAGATTAAATTACAAAGGCTATCTTTTATTCAAAAAACTTGGCTATAAATGCCATGAAGTAGTATTAGATTCACAAATTTTAGTTAATAAACATCTTCTTATATTAGAACGCCACTATCCAGGTGTATATGTATTGCCCACTGCACAAAAAATAATATTGTTTGATGAAGACTATGTGACCCTTATTATTTTAATGGGCGGGGATCTGATAGGATACTTGGAAAATTTAGCCAATAGTTCGGTTGACAAATAATAGCTTATAATATATAATGGTTATTGTTAGTGTTGCAAATAAACAACATTTACAAAATTTTTCTCTAGACAAATATTCCTGTTCACTGTAAACTTGTTCTATCACTTAGGAGAACCCAATGAGTAGCCTAGATACGCAAAAGAAATCATCTGTAACTGAAACCCGAACTGTTACTGCAGAAACTGCTCGTCGATGCCTGTTGACAGCATTTAATATTAAACAACCAGTATTCCTTTGGGGCCCACCTGGTATTGGCAAAAGTGAAGTTGTTGCCAGTATTGCAAAAGAACTAGGCGGACTAATGATTGATCTACGCCTAGCACAGATGGATCCCACCGATCTTCGCGGCATTCCATTTTATAATAAAGAACTTGGTAAAATGGATTGGGCTCCTCCCATTGATCTGCCCGATGATGAAACTGCAAAACAATATCCCATTGTAGTACTATTCATGGATGAAATGAATAGTGCTGCACCTGCTACTCAAAGCACCGCATATCAACTTGTATTGAATCGTCGTGTAGGCAAATATGTATTGCCAGACAATGTAGTGATCGTAGCAGCAGGCAATCGTGAAAGTGACAAAGGTGTAACTTATCGCATGCCTAGTCCACTTGCAAATCGTTTCTTGCATATTGAAATGCGAGTAGATCATGAAAGTTGGGAAAAGTGGGCTACTCTAAATCGTATTCATAAGGATGTAGTTGGTTACATTGGTTTTGCAAAACAGGATCTTAATGACTTTGATCCTCGTAGCTCAAGTCGCGCATTCGCTACCCCACGCAGTTGGACTTTCGTAAGTAGGCTACTTACAGATAGTGATGTTTCTGACAATGATCTTACTGACCTTGTTTCAGGCGCAGTAGGTGAAGGTGTGGCTGTAAAATTCATGGCGCATCGTAAAATTGCAGGCCAACTTCCTCGTCCAGAAG